AACAGAACACTAACGGTCTTTGGTTGAGGGAGCGGATCACGATCTATCCCCCACCACCTCCAGACGATGTGATCCAATGATTAATACTGGCAACGGAGAATTTGCATCTGAGAACGGCCCATTTGCTCAACGTAATTGGGTATGGGGAATGTCTGGAATTGGCTCGAATGTGAGCCGAGATGGCACCTCTACAGTGATTGCTAATCTGCCAAGATCGAATGTGCAGATGGAGAGCATTACTAACTCTGGACCACCATTTGATGCCGGATCAAATATCCAGCTATCTGGAGCTTTTTCTGGTGGGATCTTTACTGGTAGTGTTCTTTTTGTTGGCCCTGGAACTCCGCCACCGCCAACAACGACTACGCCTCCTCCAACTTCGACGACTTCAAGTACAACCTCTTCAACGACCAGTTCGACGACCAGTTCGACGACCAGTTCGACGACCAGTTCGACGACCAGTTCGACGACCAGTTCGACGACGAGTAGCACAACATCTTCGACGACAAGTTCTACGACTTCAAGCAGCACGACTTCAAGCTCGACCACAACTACTGCGCCACCGACGACGACGAGTTCGACTACAAGTAGTTCAACTTCAACGAGTTCCACCTCTACAAGTTCAACATCGACGACTCAGCCACCGTTGACGACGACGACAACGCCGCCGCCATGATAATTGTAGATCAACTTTGGCCTCACTATCTGAAGAGCCAAGACTACTCAAAGATGGCGGAATTTGGAATCACTATTTCCAAAACCGGCAGTGAAGTTAGAAATAATCCAGAAAATTTCGTGATTTCTTGGGGTGATTCGGTTCATCAAACCAGATGCGCGATGATTGAGACTGGTTTCTTTTGGGATGGAATTCACATCGACTCAATGGGGCTTTACGAGAAGGCGTCATTCAACTTCCCAATGGCTCGCGGAATTATTGAATCATACGATGCCAAGGTTTCTTTTTCTGAAATGCAGAAAAGAGGATTAACTATGTCCAAGTTTAGGCAGTCTCATGAGAAAGTCGAATGGGATGGTATTGTAATAGCCGCGCAACATCCTGGCGATAGAAGTATTTGGAAGGCTGGATCAACTGGGGATTATCACAAATTCTTGGATGAGGCTTGCTCATACTACAAGGGTAAAGCATTTATAAAACTTCATCCGGTGGTGATGGGTAATGCGTCTGAACTTGAAATAGTTCGAGGTATAGCAAATAAACACGGAAGCCAGTGCGGCCATGTGGATATTTCTATCGTTGATAAGGCTGAATTTGTCTTGGTTTATAACTCAACATTCGTTGTAGATGCCATTGCAGCAGGTAAGCATGTTGTGCAATATGCTCCAGGTTACTTTTGGCAGTCTGGAGTAACGCAATACACGGGGCGATTAATACCATCGCGAATTCAGGAATGCGACAAATCATACAAATCAAAATTTCTTGACTTCCTTGTGTGGAAATATTGCTTTCACAAGATGACAAACTTGGGTAAAATTGCTGATATTGTAAAGGTTTTCGCGTCATCAAAAGAACTTTTCCCATTGCCTGATGAACTTAGCTTTGCTTCATTTGTCCTTGGGAGGATATTAAATTGAATCAAAATCATCTTGGAGGGCATTGTAATATAACTCATGTTGATGATGGGTCTTTAGCTTTGTTAAAGCAAAGATTAGACATTAAATCCATTCTAGATATTGGTTGTGGTCCAGGCGGAATGAAAAAGGTGTGTGAGCTAATTGGTGTGTCATGGACTGGAGTTGACGGGGACCAATCCTGCTCAAATGAAAATGTGATAACTCACGACTTCACAAAAGGGCCATTAATGACGCATCACCGAGATTTAGTATGGTCCGTTGAGTTCGTGGAGCACGTTGATGAACAGCATGTTACGAATATCTTAGCTGCATTCAAGTTGGCTAAAAAGGCTATCTGCATGACTCATGCGTTGCCAGGAAAGAAAGGATTTCATCATGTTAATTGCCAGCCTTCTGAATACTGGATTGACAAAATAACGTCATGTGGATACGAGTTGGACATCGAACTCACTCAACATATTCGAGAAAACTCAACTATGAGGCGTGAGTTTATGAGAAACACTGGGATGGTCTTTACAAAAATATGAATCAATTAAAACTAACCATTTCAATGGCAACCTTCGATGATTTCGATGGAATTTTTTTTTCCGTTCAATCACTCCGAATATACCAAGACCTTCCAGAGAACACTGAATTCCTGATTCTCGACAATAATCCCAACAGTGATCATGGGAGGCAGATCAAGCACTTCGCTAAGGACGTTCCAAATATGCGGGTGGTTGATGTCACTGATCGCCAAAGCAGCTTCGTTAAATATGACGCATTCAGCCTTGCTACTGGTGATGTGATCCTTGGTCTTGATTGCCATGTTCTGCTACAACCTGGATTCATCGCTGCCATGATGGAATACTGGTCGCAGAATCCAGAATCCAAAAACATGCTTACGGGGCCGCTGCTATATGACAGTCTAAAAGCCACAAGTGAGAAAATAGATCCAGTGTGGCGAGGTCACGACTTTGGCATTTGGGGCGACAATAAGGAAGGCTTGAAGTCAGGTGAGCCTTTTGAGATTCCGGCACAAGGAATGGGATGCTTCTCATTCATCCGCGCCAACGCTCCTGTAATCAATCAAGGATTCCGAGGCTTTGGTGGTGAGGAATGGTATATGGCTGAGATGGTTCGTCACAATGGCGGCAAGGTTATCTGCCATCCAAAAATGGGTTGGAATCACCGTTTCAACTGGCCGAAGCGAACATTCCCACTCACGATTGATGACAAGCTGCACAACTACTATACAGGTTGGCTGGAGATTTACCGCAACATCAACCACCCGATGATGGTAGAAATGACGCAGCATTGGATTTCTGAGCTTGGGGAGGATGTGGTCAAGTTGGCTATTTTCAAAGCCGTTCTTGGAAATGCGTTTATATCACCCACAAATCCGCCAAAATCCCCCTTGCCCATCCAGCCATAACGGTTAGAATCGGTGGAGATGTCCACCGGCCTAACAGTTGCGGATGTCAGGTCAATGATTGGCAACGCCATCTTCCCTGGCAATCCTAATTCAGAGCTTTTCCTACCGATTCTCAATCAGGGAGTCGAGAGGATCATCAACTCTGGTTTGTGGAAGAATATGTACGGCCAAGTGGATTACCCGTCCACGACTGGCTACATTACCCTTCCAAGGCGCTACGAGTCAATCGTTGGCGTCACTCGCGTCAACTGGCCCACGATGCCATTCTCGCGCATGCAGGAGTTCATGACTTCTGGCCCTGGCTACATTGACGAGACGACGAGAGATCTTCGCATCATCTTGGATCAAGGCGATGTTTGCACGCAGGAGTATCAAGCTGACGCTGGGTTCATCGAACTTGCAATCGACAATTCATACGACGCAGGGCAAGTGGTGCGACTATATGGTCACGACGCAAACGGCAACACCATTTTCGATGCTAACGGTGTAGAAGGTATTGACCTAACGCTCGCTAATCCAACGGCAACCACCGCTGTTCAGATGTTCGTCACTCAGGTGGTCAAGCCTCTCACTACCGGCAATGTCACGCTATCAGTCGTTGTTTCTGGCACTCCGACTGAGCTTTCTGTCTATGAGCCAAGTGAAACGAATCCTATTTATCGTCGTTACAAGGTTGGCACAATCGAGGCTAGTCCAGACAATAAGCCAGTGCTTCGATGCCTTTGTAAGCGTCGCTTTGTTCGACTCATTCAAGAGACTGATTTGATCTGGCCGGACAACATTGGTGCGCTGAAATTTGCAATGAAGGCGATTCAGCTTGAAGACAGTGGAGCTACAGAGCTTCAACAGTCACAGCTTTTCTGGCAGAAGTGCTACGAAGTTCTTAACCAAGGGCTGAAACAAAACCGAGGAGCTATCCGTCCTAAAATGGCGATGGACTGGTCCTTCTCAGCCGGACAAACTCCACAAACTCGATAATTATGGCATATACACCACGCAGATCAGGCATTAATGATTTCCAGATGAAGCAAAATCTTCCATCAGCATACAGTCTCAATACAGGACAAGCTAGTCCTGGTGCTTTGGAAAATATGCAGCGTAACAACAATGAAATGCTGCCGCCATCGCTGCAACGCTCAACGCCAGTTGGACGTTCGCGCAACTCTCCTGACCGCATCGCTGAGCGACAGCTTCGCCTTGAATCACGCAAGGTTGACCAAGCTCTTTCTCCATTTGCCCAATCTAATATGCAGTCTGAAGGACTCTCTCAGCCTCAACAGATGGCCCGCAATTCAGTTTTTGGAGCGATGCAACCACAAGCATTTACCATTTACCGCTAAAAAATATGGCTACCACAATCGCTGGTGACACAGAATCACCGAAGTTCAATAACACGAGCAATCCATACAGTGGAAACACTTATGAATCTTTAGGTGGAGCATCTAGACTCACGCCTAATTTCCAGTCCATTTTTGTCAATACTAGGCCACAAATCTCAACCGCCGATCAGCTTCTACAAGCCGCTCGCGAGAGGTTGAGGAATGCTGGTGGCGCTGCTCGAATGAAGATGCGTGAGCAGGAGGAACAAGGTGTGCGTTCGTATGTGCCTGCAAATCCAGAAGCAGTGAGCGCAGAGCTTCGGGGGCGCATGGGTGTGACTCAAGGCGGACAAGCGATTGCTGTTCCACGATTTGTTAATGCCGGATCAGTTCAGACTATTCAACAGCGTCCCACTGGAGGTGTGATCGCAGATTATGGTGGTGGAAATCGCGTTATTACCAGCCGCTACGGAACTGGAACAGCAACTGCCAGCACTGGGGTGGACAATAAATATGCGCGTGCTGATAAAGAGCGAGTTTTGGCCGCTATTAAAAAAGGTGGAGAAAAAGAAAAGAAGAAAAAAGCCGCTTAATTTATGCCAGTCATTGACCTTGCCGACTACCTTGGAATGCCTGTTCAGGCACCCGCCAATCCAGTTTTTAACCAAACTCGGAAATCTACCGGTGTGGCATCACTTGATCGTGAGGTTGAGGATTTCTACAAGGGTGCGGCAGCAATAGATCAGCTTCGTAGCCTACAACGCCTAGCTCCAGTATTTGAAGCACAAAAAGCTCAATTTGCCTACGACGACATCGCGAAAAAAGCCAACGACTTGCGAAAAAAGCAGGAGATTGAGGCACAGGTTGAACGTGCGGCAAGCGAACTAGCTGGCGGCAATCTCAACCCTGAGAGCGATGATTTTGCGGTAAAATATCGCGATCTGGCGACTCGCAATCCTTTGGCATTTAGTGATCCTCGATTCAGCACTGTGGCTGGACTGTATGAAAATCAATACAAGGGCTATCAGCAGGCGAAGCAGCAGAGAGCGGAAGCTGAAGCGAGGGCTGCTCAAGCTCGTATGGAAGCTGAAGCTAGGTCCGCTAAAGAAATTATTGACGCCAGAAATCGAGCAATAGCTTTTGGTGTTCCTCCTGAAAAACTTCCTCGCAATGCGGGCCTGGAGCAAATTGCGATTGAGGAAGGTAAGGTTAAAGTGGCAGGCAAAGGAACTCGCGGAACCGGAACTCGTAGCGGTGCCATTTCCGAAGAAGAACGCCGCTTTGAGAAGATCAAGGAAGCTCGCGAGAATCAACTTAAACAGTATGAAGCTCAAGGATTAGACCCTGAAAGCAAAAAATATCTTGATGCTGAAACTGCTTGGGAAAAGGCTAATAATGATTACTTCAATTTCATGGAGTCTAAAGGAGTTCCAGCCGCACCAGCCACTCAGCAGCAGGTGAGTCCATCTGCCGCAGCCGCAAGTTCAGCACTTACCGGCATGGCGTCAGTAGCTACCCCATTCTCGCCAGCAGCATTGCCAGCTTCAATATTGGCTAGCGCGTTGCCACAGGCTCAAGCTCCTGTTCAACAGCCAACCGCTCCAAGCGTTCCAGATTTCAACACGCAGCTTGCTAATATTCCATACGCTCAACAGCAGCAGTTTATTCAAGCGGCACAAGCTCAGGAGGCTTCCAATAAAGCCATTGCTCCTGCGTGGGAAAATGCCAAGCAAGATATTGGCAGCAAAATTGCTAAAGTGGTTCCAGATAAGGTTTATCCAGGCACATCAGTCAATCAGTTGGAGTCTTTTGCCAAAGCCGTCCTCAAACCAAGCGAAAACATCATCAATAATCCTGAGTATGGAACCATTCCAGCCACTTGGGAAGTTTTGCAAAAAGCTGGCATTCCAATTGGTGAAATGATGACCAATAGAACAGTTTTCAGGGAGCCTGGAGAGAATCGCCGCTTACTTGGATTCTTGGGAACTCAGCAAGTTGGTTATCGAGAGCTTCTTGAAGAATGGGCAAAGGACTTTTTAAGCAAGAGGGGCGCGGTTCAAACAACCGTTGAGAACAACGCCAATGTTCCGCGTGAAGAGGTTGATAAAGCTGTAAACTTCTTGAACAAGAAAGTTCCGGTGCCACAGTAGGTTATGGCTACTTGGCACGAGATTACACGCGATCCAGAATATCAAGAACTTTCCGAACAGGGAAAGGCTTTGGTTAAGCAGGGATTTTTTGAACGAGAAATATCCTCTGATCCTGAATTTAAAGCGTTCTCGCCACAGACGCAAAAGGCTGTTTTTGATGACTTTTGGCAAACTCCAGACGATTCGGGTCAAGGAATAGTTACCTCCACACTCGGCAGTGCTGCCCGTGGATTCGGTGAAATTGTTCCAGGAACATTGGAGGGCGTTGGCGCTCTGACTGGCATCACACCTATCAGCGATCTTGGTGAATCTGCTCGCGAAGGGCTGGAATACATCGCGCCAGTCAATCCAATTTACGAGCAAGGCATTCCTGCCAAGGTGGCAAATGTAGCTGGCAACGTGGCTAGCATCATCGGCACAAGTGGCGTTGGTGGACTTGCTGGTAAAGCTCTAGGCGCTGAACGTGCCGCCGCTGCCGGTTCTGCCGCTGCTAGGCAAGCTCTCACAAATCAGGCCATTCAAGCTGGCGCTAAATCTGCCCTATACGGCACGGGGTTTGCTCAAGGCGCTGCTGCTAAAGCTGCCGAAAATGAGCGTCTTGGCATCACTGGCGCTGAAGGGTATTTGAATCTTCTTGGTGGTGGCATATCTGAGCTTGCCCCAGAAATGCTTCCATTCGGCTCTGCGCTTGAAACGTCTGCCGCCCGTCGCTTGCTTGGAGGTGTTGAAGATGCTGCTGGCAGGGTAATTCCAGGCATCCGCATGAGCGCAGCCCAAGAAGCTGCTGAAGGTGGTTCCACGCAAGTTCTCAGTAATCTCTCAACTCAGCTTACCGCCCCCACTGGTGTTGAAACCCCAGATTTGTTTGAGGGTGTTGGTGAAGCTGCTCTTTGGGAGGGCGTTGGTGGCGCAATGTTTGGCGCGATCAACAAACTTGGCCGAACACCTCCAGAGAGGCAGACTAACATCCAAAAAGCGTTCGTCGCGGAAGATAATGTGGATGCTGTTGATGTGGTTCCAGATCAGACAGACGACGAAAAGCTCGTCAACATGAATGCTGGCGGAACCACAGTGGTTGATCCACAGGGGAAAACAGCGGTTATTCCGCCACCAGCGCCAGAGCCTCCAAGCCAAATAATCCCCAAAGAGCTAGTCGTAAAAGCCAACGAAACATCTCCTGATGTCTCAAGCTCAACTACCGCCTTCGTGGAGCTTAATGAAAATCTGCTCAAGACTCAAGCTGAAGGCGCTGCTGATAAAGCTGCTCAAATGCTGGCCCAGGAACAAGCTGCCCAAGCTCAAGCTGCCGCAGAACTCCAAGCGCCTGCTGGATTGCCAGTTCCAACTGTTGTTCCTACCGTAGAAACACCAATCTCAGATTCGCCATCTCCAAATCTACCGCCTATGGCGGAATCTTCAGTTGAACCGATGCCAGCCAGAAATGGCAGAGACACGTCAGCAAGAGATGCTTGGAATGAAAAATATGGCAATATGCGGAAGCGCGGAAGAACACACAATAACGATGGTTCGCCATATCAGCCTACCGTCTTTGATGAAGTTGCTCCTCAAATCATGTCGGCTAGACAAGGAATGACTGATGAAGAAGCAACTGCCGCTATTGGCGATTGGTCAGAAACAAACATTGCCACCTCGATAAAGACGTTGATCAATGCTGGTTGGACTTGGAATGCCCAAGAGAGAAGAATGGTTCCACCGCTAGGATCAGACCCAAACGAAACACCACTTGAGGCTATCCTTAGATTGCAGGGTGGCTCAAAAACACCTTCTCCAGTGCCGCCCCCGACTGCGGAAGCAGGTGCAGGGACGGGCGCAATGGTGGCGGAACAGCCCGTGGCAGCACCGCCCAATGAGTTGCTGACACCAGAACTTGAGACTTTACCCCCACCCCCCACGCCCCAAGTTGACACGCCTACGCAGACGGATGCGCAGACTGATGCGCAGCCCGTCGTGCCTGAGCTGCTGACGCCAGCACAACTGCAAAGCTATGGCCAAGCACAAGACGTGACCAACGCACAGGCGCGGCTGGATGCAGCGATGGCGGCGCAAGATCGCGGTGCAGCCGAGCTGGCCATGATGACCCTCACGGGTGCCAAGGCTGGCAGTGGGCCACTCGCCACTCGTGCCGTGCGTGCCCAAGACGAAGCCGTGACCCTGGCCATTCTGTCCGCTCGTCCGGTGAACGCCGTGGCCATGGAGCGCTGGGCACAATATCCCGCAACCAATGCCATCGGCCCCGATGGCAATATTAAGCGCCGAGGTATTCCCGCAAAGTATGCCAAGCAGGGGGATGTGTATGTGCATGCGGAAGCGGCGCAGGCACAGGACAACGCTGGCAAAACGCAAGGCGGCGGCATGCCAGTGCCGCCCCCGACTGCGGAAGCAGGTGCAGGGGTGGGTGAGGCACCTGTTTTAAAGCCAACAAGTGGTCGTAAGCCAGCCCTAGCGCCACAGGCTCAAGAGATGCTTGCTCAAGCTGCTGCGATCAACGCAGGAACGCAAACTGTCGCCCCTTCCACCAACGAGTTTGTCCAGAAGATGACGGGGCAAGCAGCCCAACCAATTACCCCACAAGGGACGCCGACGACCGCTACCGAAGGCAAGGTCATGCCGGGAGGCAGCGCCATGGAGCGGGATGTGACGAAGCCGGTCACTCAAGAGCAAGTACAGGGAAGGATTCAGGAGCTACTAAGAGCACCAACGGCATCGACTAAAAAACCAGCAGTTTCATTCAAAACCAAAACGGAAGAGAGTGCTTTTGCACGCGGTTTTCAAGCTGCTACCGAAAAACAAGGTGAGCTTCCACCGGCTAGGATGCAAAATAGATCGCCAAAAGATCAAAAATGGGATGATGCTTGGTATAAAGGTTGGGCAAGCGGTCAAACTTTTGTCAGAAGCCTTCCATCTATACCATCCACTGGACAACTTCCCCAAACCACAACGGTAGCCACACCAACAGAAACCGCCGCTCCCTTGGCTAAGGAAGCGGCGGTAGCCAGTGTTGTTCAACAACCAGCAGAGGGGTCGATCCCTGCTGTTGAGCAAGAATCTGCTACAACTGCCATAGAGTCAAATGAAAAAGCGGACATTGCAGATGCCGCAATGGCGTTCTTGGAAGAGGATTTGACCGAGAGCAAAAGGCAATGGAGTCCAGAAAAGATCGCTGCTGCAAAAGCCTACTTCGCTAGCGGTGGCAAAGACATGGATGTGCTTCGTGCTGCATTCCCCAAACTCGTTGGCTCTCGTCCGATTGTTCAAGCCTATCTCAAGGCTGATAAGGAAGCGTCAGAAGCTCAAGCTAAGCGTGATGCAGCCGATGCCAAGCTCGCTAAGGAAATCGAGCGTGACGAGAAGGAGCAAGCCAAAGCAGAAGAAGCACAAAGGAAGAGCGATGAGTTAAGACTCAAAACGCTCAACTCGCTCATTCAGAAAACGCGGACGAACGTCGTTCAAGGCACCGTCAATCCAACCGATGCCAATCAAGCTGTCGCGATTCTCAATCGTTCTGGCGAGATTCCAAATGTGCTCTTCACCTGGATTGGCACCTCAAAGGATTTCCTTGCTGATCCTGCTAATCGCGTTCGTTATCCTGAGACTTGGGCAGCAGTAAGCGCCAACTCAAAAATCGAAGGCATGTCGGAAAATGGACAGCCGATTGTTTTCACTGACAACGTAGGTGTATCCGACCTTGATCGCAAGCTAGCCAATCTTCAAGGAACTACGCCGGAAGTAGCGGCAGTTCGTCGCGTCATTCTTCATGAGAACATCCACAAGGGTATGTTCTTCTTGTCGATGAAGGAGAAGATGCAGATCTTCTCGTTCTTGCGCCGGATGTACTCTCCACAGGAGCTTGATTCGCTTGCTGAGTCCTACAGCGAGTATGCAGACTGGCGCACGAATCAGATTAGCTACTTCAGCATCATTGAAGAAGCGATGACTCGCGACTTCGACTCGATGGTTGAAATCCCGCGTGATGGCATTTTGGCAGAGTTCATGCAATTCCTGCGTGGCATCTGGCAGAAGATCACGGGTAAGACGAGCGAGCCTACCTTGAAGGACTACAAAGACGTTTTCCGCCTGATTCGCAATAGCTTGAAAAACTCGGAGAAGGCTAATGCTGACATGCTGGTGAATGGTGGCGGCGTGCGGATGAGTTACGCAGGCGAAACCTCCATTGAAAATCTTCCCGAAGAACGTCGTCAGTTCATGCGCGACTCGTTGGACACTGCAAAGGTGATGGCCGCAGCAGGCAAGACGAGCGAAGAGATTCGCGCCGTCACTGGATGGTTTCCTGGCGAATACGATGGTAAGATGCGATGGGAAGTTCCGGATGAGGTGGCTTCTTTTGAAGAGGTGAATAGTTTTGTGGACAAAGCCACGAAGATATATGGTGGTCCGGCTTTCAGTCAATTGACGGTATCTTCTATATTAGATCGAATTAATTCCGGCAAGGTACTAAAACTGTCGGATGTATATCGTCACGATGATCTTTTTGCGGCATATCCTGATGCTGCAAATATTTCATTTTTCCCAATAGCCGGAAATGTGGTTCAAGGTTCTTACCGAACAATTAATGGAAACGATGTCATTACCGCAACGGTTGCGATTGGAAAAAACGGTCAAATTAGTGATGAATCAACATCGACAATACTTCATGAATTACAGCACTTTATTCAAAAGAAAGAAGGCTTCTCTATTGGGGGAACTCCTGATAACTTAATTACAAAAGCTGACATCTTAGATGCAGCTAAGTTTAAAGATGCCTACCGAGGCATTAAAAAATATAAAGCGGAAATAGCTGGCCTAGTTACTGCACTAGAGCAAGAGCGATCCAAAAAATCTTTCATTGGTTTTGGTGGCCCGAATCAAAAAACAATCAAATCCATTGAGGACTCAATATCGAAAATTCAGGATTCGATTAACTCTATATGGGAGTATCAAAAAAAGAACCTTAACATTGACCGGGATTCAACACGATCGTCTCTCCTTTCTGCGATAAATGTTGTTGATACGAAGCTCGGTGGATCTTGGGTCTTAAATAAGCGAAACGAAGGATTGGACATGCTGTATCGTTTGCTTGCAGGCGAAATCGAAGCCCGCGATGTCCAATCCCGTCAAAAACTGACACCTGAACAACGCAAAATCATCGCTCCATACTCCAGCGAGAACATCGCCAAGGAAGATGCGATTATGATGTTTGGTGGCAGTGGAACTCAAGCCTCTGTTGTCACCTACGACTCACCCAACGATGCCGCATTCAACAGTGGCGCTGAAGTAGCTCGAAATACTGACTACGACGAACGCGACAAGGAAGTGCGCTCTACCATTCGTGCTGCATATGATATTGCTCCGAAGACAAATGGCCCATCGGTGCCGCTAGACGAGCTTTTCAGCATCGTGAAGCAGTCGATGCCTGATCTGACAGAAACCGAGTTCAGCCGTATCTTGCAAGGGCTGTATGAGGACAGTGGGGCGCTGCTGATTGAGGGTGAGGTTGCTCCATCCTATACTTCAGAAGAAGAGGCTAGACATGCCGAACTTGAGGCCAAGTTCAACGCTGGCACCATCACGGAAGCGGAGACTGCGGAGGCACAGGCTTTGGTAGATAAGTTGGCGAAAGCTGCTGGCTTTAATGTTGGGCCAGTCAGCCACGCCACTGACGCAGATTTCACAGAGTTCCGTCCAACCACCAAGGGTAGGTTTGGTGCTGGCATGTATTTCTCAGATAAGTTTTACAGCAGTAGAGGTAAAAGAGACGTTCGTGTTTATCTAAAAAATCCACAAGTTACCGAGATTCCTTCCCCATGGAAACGCGAAAGTCCAAAGTGGACACCTCCGCACAATGAATATTTTGTTAAAGACCCAAGACAAATAAAGTCAGCCGACGCATTTACTGGTGTTCCACTCTCACAGCGTTTCGACACTGGAAAAGACATTCGCGGCAACATCAACACCTTCACCACCGAAGGCGAACGCGCTGGTTCTGTCATCGTTATGCCGCCTACCGACATGACTAAGGATGATGTCATTTCCATGCTTCGTGGTATGTCTGCTGCGAATCCGGCTCCATCTGGAGAAATCAACCAAGAATTATATGATACAGTACTTACTCAACTCAGGAATTTTATATCAAATGGAGGGAGAGTCCCTTTACCAATTCAATTGGACCGCTCTGGTGAAGCCAATATGGATAATTACACCGGCAAAAAGGCCGGACTTGGTGGAGGTTTACGACAAGGTTCTGGAGTTGGCCGGGCTGGACAGACTGATAGCGGGACACCACTCTTCGATGGCCTTCCAGAAGGAGTACAGGGAGTCATACCACAAGCACAAAGAGTCGAATCAGAAGTTTCTAGAAATCGTGAGGCAATTGCAGGAAGAGGGGGAAATCGCGAAGGGAAAGCCGGGGCCAGACCTGACATGGGAATGGCAAGTGGTGGCTACTCTTTTGCCGATTATGCTCAAATTGCGTCCAGAATTGGAGCAAGAGTTCAGGAAGTTTCTAACGACATCGGAGGTGGACTGGCTGTTATGGCGGATGGAAATGGGGCCACAACCATCCTCATCAATGCCACACAACTTGGTAAAAGGGTGGCTGGAACTAGCTTCGGCCTAGATGAAGACGGAGCTATTGAAGCTATTGGCAATGCACTGGTTGAGGAATTGATTCATGCGGCTGATCTTGCCGTTCAGCGTGAGGCGTGGATCAAAAGCGGAAGGCGTGAGCCGTTTACTGAATTTGCTACCAACAGCGACAAATCCATGTTGGAAGACATGAGAAAGGTTGTGGCATCAAGCAATGATCCAGTAAAAGCAACACGGATACTTTTTGATGCGATTCAAGCATCTCGCCAACTTTACGGTGCAGGCGCAACTCCAAGTGACATTGATGAGCTATTTTCATCTCCAAAGGGTAACATCAGTTTAGTGATGTCCGAGTTTGTGCGCCAGATGATTCAGCAAGACATGCACCAAACGGTTTCGGAAGCATCGCTATTCCGCCGCTTCATTGAGCGCGTGATGAAAATGCTACAAAAGATTCGTGATGCCATCGCTCCTGCAAAAGCTGGCGAGTTTGGCGATATTCTCAAGAATCGTATCAACGAGACTGAAATGATGCTGGCGATGGCTTATCAGCAGACTGGCGCAAGGGCATCTATGATTGATCCTGAAGACGCTGCAACCAAGCAGTTCGCGAAGAATATTAAGGACATCAACAGTGGCACAGCTAAGGCTCCGTTTGGAGGTGTTCAGTTTACAAACTTCATGCCCATTGACCGCACGGTCAAATCTGCTGAAGAATATAGCGATGCTGCCATCAAATACGTCAACAGCCTTGAGAATGAAGGCGTTTCGCTTGATGATATTGCCAACTCAGTCATCTCGCCAGCGTTCCTTGAAAGCATTGGCATTGAGCAAGACTTGATGGCCCAAGACGCTCTGACTATTGAAGTTCGTCAACGTGTGGACAACGCTGCACGCAAGGCTAAGTCTCCAGACAGAAAGAAGCAACTATCCAAACTTAGCGAGCGCCTGTCTGCATTCTGGCAAGGAGTAGGTAGCAAGAAAGGTCAACACCTTGGACAACGACGCTATCTTGTGAACAAAGCTCGTTATAGCTGGATGTTCATTCGTGACTTGGCGGAGAGGGCGATGAAGGAGGCTAGAACTAACATCCTCATTTCCAACTTCGGAAGTGAGAATGCGACTAGCTTCACGCAGAATAGCTATGCCGATTCTGATAAGGCCAATCAGCAGGCGGCGGATGAGATAGCTCAGGATGTCGTCAACAGTGATGAGTGGGCATTAATCAAAGAAGGTGAACAGGTGTTTGAAGGTGCAGATAAGACCTTGTGGGAAAGGGCAAAGATGCTGGTTCGTAGATTTGCTTTCTACAAACGTCGCAAGGATATGAAGGTAGCAAATGCCAAGGCATCCATGACAGATGCAGAGCGAAGCGAGCTTAACGCCATTCTGCAAATGTCGGATGAGGAAGCGGATGCGGCAGAGGCAAAAGACTTGGCTGAATTTCGCTCCATTATGGGCAAGTTGCTTGGCGAGGAATCACCAAACGATACACCAACAGAGAAGAAAAAACGCAAGAAGCGCAAGGAGATCATCGACACGGTGGAGAAACGTGTTGCAGAAGGTCAACCTATTGAGCCAACAGCAGAAGAGATCGCCAACGAAATTGAGATTGCTGAAAACAAGGCATCTCAAATCGTCTATCGCTTTGAGGAATTGTATCGCCAAGGATTCAAGAATCCACCTGAAGGCATGTCAAAAAAGGAGCAAAAAGACTCCATCATTCGAGCATTTAGAGATCAGGTTAAAAACCCTGTATCATTTGAGCAATTCGCAGAACGACTGGACGCGCTCAAGGTTGGTGAAGAGGTTTCTGAACGCTTATTCCTAACCGCATCCAGAGAGCGTGCCGACTTGGCTCGAATGAAGAAATTCAAAATCGAGAAGCGCCGAGTTGAGATTGCCGATAAACAGGCATCCAGACTTATTTACTCTACTGAGGAAAGGTTGCGCCAAGGTTCCAAAGACCTATCCAAATCAACGTCTGGTGACTCCATTAACAAGGCTTTCAAAGATCAAGTTTCTGATCCAGTTGAGAAATCAAAGTTTGCTGAACGCCTCGCTAAATTGGATGTTTCACCTGATGTGGCTGAACGCCTATTCAAGACTGCTGAGCGCGAAAAGACTGATCTCGAAGCAATGGCTGCATTCAACATTCTGCAAGGCCCAAAAGCCCTGCAACGAATGATCAACGAAATCAACAACATGCGCCGTGGCGAGGAAATTCCTCTCAGGACGCCTATCCCTTGGCGTCAGCTTCTCTCGCAAAGCGCAAAGACAGTCGAAGAATACCGCCAGCGCATCTTTGACGCCATCTCTGCCAACGAAGAACTCAAGAACGCAACGCCAGAGCAAAAAGCACGTCTCGCAGAACTGTTCACTGAAGCATGGGAAACCAAGCGTAAACGCATTCTCGACAGCATGCAGGAGCGATTGATCCGTGAGCAAGAGGCAAAGGGTAATCTCAGCAAAAAAGCTGCTGAAGCTCTTCAGGCAAATCGTATGCGTATCGTTGAGGACATCAACCTTGGCATCTTCGACAACGATGAAATCGCGAAGATCATAGCTGAGAAATTTGGTATTAAATCCGAGTTCACCGAGACAGAGCGCGAGAAGATCAATTCGCTTATCGAGGTTCTTCAAGACGAAGGATTGAACGCTGTGAAGCGCCAAGTTGCGGCCTACAAGCTACTTGAAGTGCTGCAAGGCGAACTCAAGATTCCAGTGGCAAAGATGCTCGCTGACTTCTGGGTTTCTAGTGTGCTGTCTGGTCCAAATACTATCGTCTCAATCGGTTTAGCTGTTGCCAGCGGTGCATTCGAGCTTTCCACGGCATTGTCTCGCGTGTTCATCGCTGGATTCACCAATCCAAAGCAGCTTCCATCTGAGCTTGCTGGTGCATACAAAACACTCGCTCGATTGCTGAGTGCTTATGGTCGCCAAGCCAACATCGCGTGGCAATACCTTGTTAGCGGCGATCCAGTGTTTCTTGATCCATCTATGAACGATGTGACCGAGAACATGCAGTGGGGCAATATCGGTAAGAGCAACAAGCTGGCAGAACAAATGGCGAAGTCTGACAAGATTCTCGTCAAGAGCGCAGGCTTGTTTATGCGGACAGTTAGCCGTTTGCTGACTGCTCTCGACGTATTCAATAGTGGACTCACCAAGGAAGGCTCGCTTTCCATCGTATTCCGCCAGATTGGACTCGATCCAGCTAAGATTGCTGAAATGGAGAAGAAGTCTGATTTGAAGCCTTACAAGGACGCCATTATTCAGCAAGACTTCAAAAATACTCCTCCAAAGTCTGCACGCGACAAGGCTATTTTGGATTCCTACGCTCTGGCCGATATGATGAAGGAATTGGATAAGCTAGGCAACGTGTCCGAGAACGCCAACTTCTTCGGTCAACAAGGTGCCATGACGCTTGATCCATCTGGACTTGGCGGCGTTGGCTATCGTGCGATCAGATCGCTTGTGACCAATGCTGAAGCAGGTGCTGATAGATTCCTGAAACAAGCTCAACGCGGATGGAATGACTCAGCGCAGAATGGCGATAGGATTCTCTCTGGACTTGAATTGGCATTCGCCTACTTCATGCAGTTCGCTGCTTACAATGCAGCCAACTTTGGCGGTGTTCGCTTCGCACGTTTCGCTGGCAACAAATTCAACCAAGGTCTGAGCTTCATTCCAGGCATTGGTTTCGCTCGCGCATTTGAGGCTGAATTTGATCCTAATCGCATCAGTGGAAAAGAAGCATTCATCGACTCAATTCGGCGCAATCAGCTTATTGGAGTGATGCTATCCGTTGCTGGCTATCAAATCCTGAAAGCCATCGCAGACGAGCCGGATGACGAGAAGCGCGGTTGGTTCATCAACGGCGGATGGGGTAACCTCACACCTGAGAAGAAGCAGCAGAAGCTGGCTGCTGGCGAGAAGGAATACACCATCGGCATCAATGGCAAGGTGTTCAATTACGCCAACTGGCCTATTTCATCTGTGCTTGCAGCTATCGGAAGTCTTTCTGACTTGATCCGCTTCTCGCCAGATCAATGGAACGACAAAAACGTAGCACAAATTATGGCAAGTGCCGCAATGTCTGGCGCTGCTGCTGCCGCTGATATTCCTGCTCTTTCCCAGTTCCAAGAGCTATTCGGCAATAGCTTGTCCAGCAAAGACCCCAACGAGAAGCGCATGGAGCGTTTTGCCAAGGTGATGTCGAGCTACGCTGGCGGCTTCGTTCCTCGATTCCTGAAGGACATCGACTACGCGCAAGATCCAAATCTGCGTAAATACGAAACACTGTGGGAGAAGACAGCCTCGCACATCCCTGTTTATCGTCGCTACGAAGGCAAGGAGTACTACGACATCTTGGGCCAACAAATCCAACGCAATGTGTATCCTGGAAGCCGCGAGTTCATGGTGAAACCAACCGATCCGGCCTACAAGGTTCTCGGTGCTCTCAATTCCCGTGGAATTTGGCTGACTCCTGCTAATGCCGAACACCGCATGGTTGGCAAGGGTGCTCGTCGTCGCTCCCTTACACAGGAAGAAGCCGACAACTACAGCCTTGAAACCGGTAAAGGCTACAAGCAGATGCTTCTGCGATACGGCCAGCGTGCGCTCCAGATGCCCACAGAACGCGCTAGAGCATTCTTGTTGGACAAAGCTGACGAAGTGCGCGACAGGGCGCTCAAGAAGGTCTATAGGGGCTACAAACCAGCAACGTGATGCAAGAACTCATCCGCAAAAATACAATCCCAAAGGAATTCAACCACGCGAAGCTGCGTGAGCTATTTCCAACGGCTGTTATCACTGGTGATACCTATGGCTTCTTTTACCACGTTGAATCCACAAACACGGTGTTCGTCAGATATGGTTGGCGTGATCTAGCGAAATCCGTTCAAGAGCACCTGGAAGGAAATGGCATTGAGATTCCAGCGAATCTTGGCCTCATCATGCAGGCAGCATTTTGCCAGCATCGTCCTGACTTATGTGTCGAGCGTGATCCTGACAGCGAGGCGAAGATTGGAGCGTTTCAGATGATGAAGCGTTTTTACAACTCCGCCGTGAAGCCTTACTTGGCTGGCGAGCTTGTGGATCAAGAAGAGGCAAATCGAAGAGCGGCTATTTGCGCGACATGCCCAAAGAACACGGATAAAATTGTAGAGTTCTGCGTGAGTTGCTCAACTCGTAGCCTTGTTGGGCATATCAATCAGTTCTTAACGAGTCGGCATACGCCTAGCGATCCTATGTTGAAGACGTGCCAGATTTGCAGCTGTGATCTTCGTATGAAGTGCTGGTGTCCTACAGAGGCAATGCGAGAACCTGAGTTGGCTGACAAGTGGCCTGATCACTGTTGGATGAAGTAGCTAAACTTCCGCTGTAGCCTACGCTTGATTGTCAGGCGGACAAAATTGTAGTTCATCTAGCATATCAGAAGGTTCGGCCTTCCCGTTTGCCATTGCTTCAATCCAGCGTGCAGGGTCAATGGTTGCTGTATGCTTCCATCCAACATCCAACATCGCAGATTCAAACTGGCAGATTTCGTCAGCGGATAAGCATTTAATCACTCCGTTAAGCGCATAGACAAAAAGCATCCGGCCCAACAAGGTTTCTGATGAAACACTGACAACATCGTTCTTGGATTTGGTATTCATTCGCGGTGAGCCTCTACTTTAGCGTTCGGAAGCACAATCTTCCTCCAATGCGTTGCGTGATCATAACCACGGTCATACGCACCCTCCCAAATATCATCGCCATCAGACCAATCGACATCGCCGTATTTGTTGGCGTCTTCTTTGGTTGGCAGGCGATCATCAACTAGAACCCATGAGAGTTCGAGTAGCATCTTTTGCAGTTCATCAATGGTTTTCATATTCGGTATCTAACTATACGTCCGTTTTTGGTTGGGATGCAAGGGGGATTTCAAAACTTCATTTTGATGCCGCTGAAAAAGAAAAGGTATTTTTATGGTACTTCAACTTGAAGCTTCCTACCCAACCACTAACGCGCTGCTTCTCAATAATCACTTCAGTGTCGTGCATAGCGTCGATTATCTCGCGAGATTTACCAGCCTTGATAGCGTCATCCTTCGCCTTATTTCTAATGATAATTGCAACATTGTCTGGATTGTCGATAAGTGCAGATGATCCCTTGACGTGATACATTGTTGGTCTTTCGCCTTCAACTGGCTTGCGAAAATGACATACGAGATGCACATGACTGCCGCTTTCCTTGACAAAATTTTGCAGAGTGTTCACGATTTCAGCCTGCTTTTCCATGTCAGCTTGACCTTTAATTCTCATCATTGAGTCAATAATGAAATCTGTGCATCCATATCTACGATTGGCAAACCATAGCATTTCCATCAACTCTTCCATTGCTATACTTCCAACGACATCAGCAAATAGAAGATACCTACCTATTTCTTGACAGAATCGACGCAACTTCGGCTCGTTGATCTCATGACCCATACAAACCTTTGCTAACCTGCCAATTTGATTCTCAACCAACATCTCCATGGTTGCCTCAAAAATATATCTCCTCTTACTGACTACGTTTGCCTTCAAAAAGTTAAGCATAGTACTCTTGCCAGCAAAGGCTAAGCCGCCCCATACTGTCAATTCTCCTGGTCGAAAATAAAACCCAGTACCCTCATGCCAATCGCCCTTAAAAAATGGCAATGTAAAGGCTTCCTCCTTGGGGGTGTATGAAGCCACAACACGTTCCTCCAACTCATCACCACGCACGAATTTATGGATTGCGGCCATCTTGGCATTTCCAATCCAATCTAAAGCGTCCTTTTGAGTGTAGCCAGATTTTAGACAATCGTTCGCATCCTTTTTGGGCATTGAGACAATCATGCAACGATGCTTACCTAGACGCTGGATGATCTTGTCGGTTAATTCTCTTCCGGCTTTGTCTTGATCAAATGCCAGATAAATTGTGTCAAATGGAGCTAGATTATCCCACTCGTACTCAACCCATGATGTGCCGGTGCCATTAGGAATAGAGATAGAATCGACTCCCCATTGAGTCCACGTCATGCAGTCGATTTGACCCTCGCAAATAAGAACTGTTTTATCCTTATATGCTTGTTCATTGAGTGCATGCCATCCAAACATACATGGGGCGCAATCTTTTTCCTGCCACACCTGCTTAGGTTCAGTAAGAGTACGATATGAACGATTGATCAACTCGCCATCTGGCGCGTAGCATGGAAAAACAATAGCCTGTCTTTCGCGGACTCCCTCAACCTTAAATTTCCGTATGATGTCAATCTTCAAATGCCTGGAACCTGTGAGATATGCAACACCTCTACCCTCTGTGGCAAGTTCAGGTATGGAATTTACAGGCTTGCGGTAATCCTTCTTTTTTGCATCGACTGGATCATTAATACCAAGGTAATGTTTAGCCTCCTTGATGGCTTGTGCCGCTGTAATTCCTTTTGTGATGCGCCACAAATCGAGAAGATCGCCTTTATTGGAATCATCAGCCCAATCTCGCCAGTTTCCAACGTAACTGCCAACAAAAGCCACCTTCAGGCTTTTTCCTGGCGATCCAGCAATGTCTCCACACACCCAAAACTGTCCATCTTCTTTGCCGCCAGGAAGAAGAAGCTTACAGACCTCTAAAGCCTTGTTTGAGAGCTTTTGGCTAATATCAGCTACCGTTACCATACTGACACCTCCTCGACGCTCTGAGGGCCATCTGTGTGCGAAATAGAGGCATCTGGTGAATTATTTTCACGGTATGATTCCAAAACTTTGTTGAAATCGACATCTATGGTCGATTCTGGCTCTGGAGGAAGCTTTTCAAACCACTCTTGAAATTCCATAAAATTAGGGTTGTCCTTGATTGGATCGGCAAATGCAATTGTTGAAGTTGGCTCGAAAGCAGCCGCATCTTCGGCTGATATTTTATCAAAATGGATGCCTTGCCAGCCTCCCGACATGGCCTTGTTCACAGCGCATCGCAACACGCCGATTGGTTTTTGCCGACAGGTGGTCAAGAGCGCCCTCCATCCACGATGCGTGTAACGCTGTTTGCGTTGTGACTTGTCCTCAAACCATTCTGCCATGGTTGATCGAAAGTCGTGTGAGTCGGTTTCTTCAAACAACGGCGAATCAAGCCTGTCAGTACTTCCGGTTATTCTCTGTTTAATTCTCTGTTCTTCTCTGTTTGTGTGAACGACGTTCACTGGTTTAGGCAGGAGGTTCACTGGTACCCCAGCAGGAGGTTCACTGGTTATGGCAGGAGGTTCACTAGTGAACGTGCTGCGGGGGTGCGGCAGGTTCACTGGTTGTGGAACGACGTTCACTGGTTTAGCTAAATCAACCACCGCAGGAGGTTCACTGGTTATGTCGATATTGTAAGATGATTTGAATCCGTTTCCACGGTTAATCTTGATGTGTTTTAGACGTTCCAAATCCTTCAAAGCGGTAGCTACAGCCCGGTTTGAAAGCCCTGTAAAACTCATGATGAGCGACACGCTTGGATCACATCTCTCAGACTCTTGATTGTGGCAATCACACAGGCAAAGCATTACCAACTTTTGAGTTGGTGACATCTTGCACATCTTGAATTTATTGATGGCTTTAAGGCTCATAATTTGTCTCCTGATGGCTTTATTCTACCGTGGTGAAAAATGACGTATTGCTTAGCGTCTTCTATTTCAAACTCGCTTAATCGAAACCATTCTCCCCTGATTCGATAGGCTGAAAATCTAGCATGTAGCTCCTTCTCAAGGTCGATAGTGCCCTCAATAGAAGCCAGCAATTCGATTTCAGGCTCCTCAGACTGAAGAGTTTTTTCTCTAAATTTAGGATTTTTACTAAATCCAATTTTAATGAAACCATTTCTAGTGTTCTTCATAAGGTAAACAAATGCAGTTTTCATGGCAATTTCTTCAACTGCTTGTTTTTGTATGCAATCCTCGCAAATCCACTCGTGCTTGTCATTTCTTCCGTTGGCTTTTGAATCTGGAGTTAGACCTCCACAAGTGATGCAAATGACGTAATGCGGCTTCTGTCCTGCATGAACTTTTTTATGACAACCGAGGCACAGTGTTTGAAGAAGCGTCAATGGATAATCCCACGGCATCCAACCGGTAACGTATCCAAGATGGTGGACGCAAAGCGTTACTTCTGGGTTTTTCCTGCCACAGTTCTGGCAGGTATAGTGATCATAATGAAGTGCTTCTTTGCGCTTCGCTAGCCATCGGTGATCAAGGAGGAGATTTGCGTACCAGTTGTGCATCTTAAAAACAAAAAGGCCGCTCAGGTTGCTCCCCCGGTTGCGGCCCGGTTTTACCCGGCGAGGAAGCGGCCTGAACGGCCAATGATTGATAAAGTATCTGGTTCTATATGGACGCAACTCCCAAGAACTTCGACAAACAAACGCTACTGCATCAAAACACCCAGTCAACAAAAACTACCCAATCGCGGCCAGTTCTTCGTGCTGTGCCAGCACATTCTGCACATGGGCAATGTCCAGGGCTTCGCTAAATTCAGCTTCGAGCAGGCAATTGTAAAGCCTGTCTGCATCCTTGCGAGATTCGACCAGCTTACCACGCCATATTTCCTCGATGCGGATCAGTTGCGCCTGGAAGCTCTCCTGGCGCTCTTGAAGGCGTTGGTTTAAATCGGTGATCACCTCACCTATTTTGAGGCATTTAATCTCCAATTCGGCAGATTTCGTGATAATACTGTTCCGTTCTAGCTCAAGTTTGCGAGCAAAGTCTGTAGAAACCATGTATTCTTGGGCAAAAGCCATTTTCTCAGCCGCATCTGTCTCTGGTGTATTCATATTATTGTAATTCTAACGTATAAACTAAAACTCACTGGTTGCCGCTCTTAACCTTAACACGCTCAAGTCCGCGTCCTGACATCTTCCAGCCTGGGTTTTCAGCATGCCAACGCTCGCTGACAACGTAATGGTTTTTACCCATCGGCCACCAATCAAGCATATCCTTTAAGTCGCCCTCAAGCATTTCGTTTTTCATGTCATCCCATTGCTCGCCAAGCAGCTTTAGACGCTCTTGCATGAGCTTGATTTCCTTTAGAGTGCTCCAATAGCTTAACATCGTCTGGCCTAGTGGCGTAGAACATGGGTCAGCACATTCAGTGACGCGCACATGTGGAATAGCCATCATTTTAGCAGCGAATACCGCTCGCTCGTTGTCTCGCGTAGCTTTGACGTTTTCGTCTGAGTCTGGATTTTGTCGGAACGATGTCATATTCAGTTATTGATAAAGTGTGCGTCGATCTCTGCTGCGATGTCCTCCACCATGTCGTCCAGTGTATCGACAGCACATTCCCAGACTGCATCGCGCATCAATGGGTCGTAGCTGGCGATCTGAATGGCTAGCAGGTGGATAAGGACTTGTGTAGTTTCATCCCTGGATGCCTTAGTGCTATTAAGTGTGCGAGCCAACTGATTGTGAAGTCGGCATTCCGCGGATGGTTGTTTTGAGTTTGCCATTATTTGATTGTTCTCCGGCAGTATTCAGCAATGAGCAGACCGTCCGCAATTGCATGTGTAATCTTCAGATGTGGAAACAACTGCTGAGATTTGGCCTTGCTCACGTTCTTATCGCCTTTTGTTAGGCATCCAAGCTCCTTCTGCCATCTTTGCGGAGTGACATAAGTGTATGGGATGCGTGCGGCGGTGAGTGCCATCTCAAGGTTTCCAAATCCACGTCCAAATTTGAAGGACGATGAAACACCCTGCCCCGGCATGGAATGCACAGATTCAAGACAGCAGTGAATCGTGTCTCGCTTAAAATCGTCTGGATTCCATTCATCAAACACTTCCCACAAATCGGTCAGAGTCTCAGGCATTTTTACAGCCCAAGCCTTCGCTGGATTGTTGTCAGGAATGAAGGCGATGCTACCAGATTGTCCTGGGTCCACTCCGATAGACAGCTTCATGATCCCTCCATTTCTAATTCCATCACGCGAATCCTAGCCCACTCAATCCACTCGGATTCAGCCTTGCTGATTTCCTCCTTGCACGAGTGATAGACGATTGCGTCGTCAAACAGTGCGATCTTTTCTTTACTGGGAGTCATAGGTCGATTTCGTCTGTATTGAAATAATTACGCACGTTGCTGCTTGGATATGCAGCACTAAGAAGCGGAAACACCAAGTCCATAATTGTGGCTCGGCATGTCATGTCATCGTCTGGAATCTCGATTGAGATTGTTGGTGATGGTATGCCTTCTCGCGGAGGATTAATTGTAGGCTCAAGAGTAAGTTTCATATAAAAAATGGCCGATATAACCCTCGGCCAACGGGCTTGTTGATTTAGATTACCAGGGAATAGTTTCGTCGGGTTCGTTATCCTGCATCAGTGGGTGCTGCTTAGCTGGGACAGCAGTTCTTGGTGCGGACTGAGAGCCACCTTTTTGCGGCATCCATTTTCCATTACCAGCTATGATTGCTTTTTCTCCAGCATCACGAGCCTCTTTATTTGGTGACTGTTTGAGTGTGTGAGTATCTCCGTAAGGTGATTCACGATCATTTTCGTAAAGCACAAGGTCAACGTAAGTGCCCTTAGCTCCTTTGAAAAACCACTCTTTTTTGAGCTTGGTTACGTCTAGTTTAATGATGATTGGTGTTGCCATATTGTTTTTGTTATTTTAACCAGCGTTTTTGCTCCCAGATTGGTACATCCAGTGAGATGATTCCTTTACCGTATCCTTGCCACTGTCCGGTTTCAAGGCACTTCTTGAAAGTTTCGATAGCGTAGTCCATCTGCGCTTGACCAATGGCAATTGCCTCTGGTGGTGGTTGATAAATGCACACGTCTGCGGCTTCGTTTGTCTCAGCGACCAGCCAAAAATAGGCGGGTTCCACATCGAGGCCAAGCTCAAGAGAGAGCAACGCCTTGTAATATTGCATCTGCATCATGTAGCGCAGACCAAAAGCCTTGCGTCCCCACAACTCAGGATCAGCTTCACTCGTTGTTTTGAAGTCCACGATGATAGGCTTACCACTTTCATCCTGGCCGTATGCGTCGAGACGCCCCTTAATCTCAACACCTTTGTAATTGTTCACAATGCCTACTTCGCGCTGCTTGCACAGGTTGAGCATGTATTGAGCGTCAGGGCTATTGCGCACAGCTTCAACCGTGCGGACAACTGTTGCATGCTCAGCCAGAGAAAGGATGGTCATGCCAGCGTGTTTATCGCGCCATGCCTTTCCTTCTTTGGTCCGAAGATCAATATCAACAGGCTTAACGGTGTGGCTGTATGGTTTGCCTTCGAGAATAGCTTCGTGAATAATCGTCCCCATGGTCATCTCAATCGTTGGCTCAAACGTCTTTTTGAGCGATGACTGATAATGCTTTGGGGACTTGAGGATGGTCTTTAGGCTACTGAAATTAGCAGCCGGATGAGACCTATAAATTTGTTCGTCTAGAATGATCATTCCGCAACCTCCTGCATTGATGGCAGCGCAAGGCTTGCGGTTGGTTTTGGAGTTACATCGCGCTCAAGAACGACATCGCCATCTTTCTCGATGTGCTCTGCGATCTCGCTAGCAAGCGGCAGCAGTTTGCACAGTCGGCGCAAAGTGGTCTTCTTTGCCATCTCACCGTAATCCGTAACCCATGGACCAGAGTTACCAGAGCGCGAACGCTTGCGGATAGCATCAACCTCATCCTTGGTCATGGTGGCGGTTTGAGTCTCGCCAGACTTGAGCACAGCTTCTGCGTACACAGCCTGGATTTCTCCACGAGGTTTACGCCATTCGACCTTGTGCGTGATTTTGCCATTTTCCCATACGAACTCATCATTCTCACAAACGAGTTCAGAGCGAATGCTGACAACATCACCGGAGCGACGGACAAGCTCGATCATACCAATATATGAAAGAATCAGAGTGCATTCAGATCCGTATGGAATCAGATAAGCACGTCGTCCATCTGGTTCAAGGCCAGCGGCTGATAAATCAAGCAAGCACTTAAAAAGGCTGGTTTGCGTGCAATCCTGCAACTTTGGAGTGCGCTGCAATGCTGTGAGAGCAATGCGAGAGAAACGCTCAGGAGTCATGTGCTTCGGTAATGCCAAAGCTACTTGCTCGCGGAACTTTTCTCCGCCGATCATCTCCTTGAGAGTCGGCTGTTTAATCGTTGGTTTTGTTTCTGTATTGTTGTCGCTCATGTGTTTTGTATGTGGGTGAGAAATTAACTAAACCTAAGTTTGAATGCTGCGATAATGCTTTTCCAGTTATCCGGTTTTCGTTTTGGAAATGGATGGTTGGTGCGCCCGATAACTGGCATGGTGCCAACATCAATGCCAAGGTAATCGAGTGCGGCGATGACGCCTGGAGTGCGATCTACATTCATGCCAGCTTTCCGTGCATATATTCGCGACCTGCGTTGTAGGCCATCTTCACTTCGACGGCTTTGCCAATGTCGATGCCACGTGCTTTAGACGAATCCAAAACACGGATAATGATGTCTGCGAATTCTTCTTCTTCGCAGGTAAGTGGGCAATCTTTGTCGCATTGGTTCTCAAGGTGTCCTTTGCGTGCTGCCTCCCAAAGTTCGCTCACTTCTCCATGCAGATTTGCTGTCCATTTGGAGTAGAGTTCGACGGAAGAGTATTCGTAATCCGCGTCATGGAATCCTTTGTCTGATGCGTTTTTATAGGCTGCATCGGCCAGTTCATTTAATGCTTCTCTTGTATTCATATTTTATCGGGTTGAGTTGTAACTTTATGCTTATTTGTCCGCTTTGTCCAGTTGCTTTTTCGGCGCTTTTAACGATTGCAAGTATTCCACAATCGTTGGCACCGTTTCTTTGCGTGGCTTCACTTTTCCGCTGGCCCATTCGTAAAGACGCTGGCGATCAGTGCCGATCAATCGAGCCATTTTAGTTGCTGATCCGTGCGGACCTTCATCGAGGTGTTTTTTGAGTAGTGCTGCTAGGTTCATATTAGTGGACTGAAAGGTATTCGAGGGATTCCATGCACTCAGGCTCGCGAGCAGCCCAACGCATGATGATGGCTTTCATGGTGCCAATTTTGGCGGATTTGCGTTCTCCGCCGTCAGTATATTGCTTGGCGGCTCTAAAGAGAATGTCTTGCAATAGCTTTTCAGCTTTTTCATATCTCTCTGTGTATGTTAGTAGCGGCATCGGCTCTTGTTTGGTTGTCATATAGTATATTCAATATTAAATCATTCGTCCGCTTTGTGCAATTTGTTTTTCAGCCCTAATTTCAGATTGAAAATTATCATTTGCGTGCAACTATAACGAAGCCGCGAGGAATTGGACTTTCTTCGCGGCCTCTAACCCCAACACTCATAAACGTCATGAATGAAGAAGCTAAAAAAATCGTAATCCCATTTAATTATATTGGCAAGACCAATGAATTACCAAGCGCAGAATTGGTTAGAAAAATGTTCGATTATGATCCATTAACCGGAATATTACTTTGGAAGTGGCACCCAACATCAACCAAGGTAATGAAGGGTGGGAAAATTGCTGGAAAGGATAGTAAAGGTTACTTAAAGGTAAAAGTATTTAGAACTTATCATTGGGCGCATCGTTTGGCTTGGGTTCATTATTACGGCGAGCCACCAAATGGCTGCATAGATCATATGAACGCCATCAAAAAAGATAACAGCATTGCAAATTTGCGTGTAGTTACTTATAGCGGAAATCAGCAAAACAGATCAGAACACCGCAAGAAACTAGCGATAGAAATTCTTCGTCTTGCGAATTGCGGCTTCGGCTCTTGTGGGGCTTAAATTTCGTTTTCGGCTATTGTTCCACTTTCCTGCCACCAGGGTTTTAGCTTGGCGAGTTTGCGGTCTTCGGCCTCGCGTCTTTCCTGCGCTTGCCGCGCTTCGTGCTCTCGCTGGCGTTGTGCCAGGAGAGCGAAGAAAGCAGCGAGTTTATCGGGTTGCTGGTTCATGTGGTTTTAAGAATTGCAGCAGCAAGGAAACGCTCTTTCGGCGATGCTGTTGGATCAAGAACCATGGCTTTAAGCCCGGCTTTCCGTTCGTCTGCCCAATGGGCCGGATGCTGGCGAAGGCATGGCATAGGCGGATACTGGACAGAGGGCGGCAGCGTCCCCGCTTCTTCGGCTCTCTCGATGGCATCCGCGATGAGCGTGGCAACATCTCGTGTAGAGTTGCTGGTCGGAAAGGATGCCCGCATTTCGTGGCAGGTAATCCAGCCTTTTTCGTCTTCGTTCAGTTCGATTGTAACGGTAAGTTTCATATTGTGGTTATCCTTTATTATTCGGCGCATAATCGCGCCCTCTTGCCATCTTGGCGGCTGGCGATGCCGCATAGATAGCAAACGGGCAAGATTTAGGCTTTATCCAGCACTGCCCAGGCTGGCGTTTGCTTTGAACCGCGAATCTCCGCCGCCTCGTTTGAGCGCTCCGCAAGTCTGCGAACGTGCGCCCGGTGGCTGTCCATCTCTTGACGGCTTGCGAACTTGGAAGGCAAGATTTCCAGATGCAAGCGAGCGGCCAGGGCGTAGAGGTCTTCCAGACTCATCTGCGCGATGGGCACGCGGAGTTCTCCAGCTTCATCTTTGCGAACCTCGCATGCGATTACTTGGCCGGATGGCAAGCGGTCTATTGCGAGGCCCACGATGTTATTGATTGCACAGAATTCCTGTGCGTTATGGTTTAGAATCATGTGTTTTCGTTTTTGGTTATGTGGTGCCCGGTTTGAGTCCCTGCAAGATGGGCAACCTTGCAGGGCTAGGGTTTGCACCCTTTGCTCCCCTCTCGCGTGGAAAGGGGAGACAAGGAAGCAAATCAATTGAGCCTGTAGGCGTAAAAATCGCCTTCTAGCTCGATTTCATCGCCATCGTAGCGGCTCAAAGCATGGCCTCGTCCATCGTGGCGAGCGTCTCGCTTCCACAGAACAGCATCGAATTTGATATATGGCGCGAGGTTACCTACTGCCACTTTTTCCACCTCTGGTTCAATGCACTCCTCAATATAATTGTCTAGCTCTTGATCCCATGCTGAATCCGCTTCCTCATCTGTTCCAACGCTGTACTCTTGCGAGCCTAGCGAGTAGATTGTCATACCGTAATGGTCGTGACTTTCCTCGCTTAATTCGTCAGGTGAACATTCGAGGTGATTAGCTAGTGCCAGTTTCTTTTCTTCGTTGTCAGTATTCATAAGTTTTTGTCTTTCGTTTTTGGTTTTGGTTTTGTTAAAGTATGGAGGCGGCGCATCCTGCTAAAATGCCAGCTACGGCGAAAAGCCAGAGCCATAGAATGACTTGGCGATGGAACTGCTGCCGCTGGCGATGGCGCGAGGCGGCTAGATAGTGAAGGCGAAGGTTGTTTGGTTCGGTGGTCATGTGTTTTTGGTTTTTTGGTTTAATACCATAGTATAATGGCTATGGCGAAAAGCGAGATCGTGCCAAGTATCCATGCTAGGAGCATGGCAATCATAATGTCTGGTGTTTCGTGGGGTGTCATAAGGTTTAAGCTAGTTTGGCAATTCCGTTTTTGATTGTGATTTGCGAAACCGAAAGGATCTGCAAGCCCTGCGTTCCGCCCTCTTCCTCCATGGAATCGATAAAGCGTTCCTCTGCGTGTTCGGAATTGAATCCGAACATAAGGCGGGACTGCGTTTCAGAGTCTTTTGATTCTCTGTAGGTGATTTTATAGCGTTTCATATTGTGTTCGTGCTTTGTTTTGTTTTATGCTTTTGCGATTACAAGCAGGCCTTGCAAAATCAGTGCTTTGCCTTGGTTCGTGATGGAATTCACAGCTTTCTCTTCACCGTTTGCAGTGATGAAAGCCGCAAGTCTGGCTTGATTCTCTTGGCTCTCAAACATCGCTCCAAGTGATTCGCGAGCGATGTCAAAAAGGGCACGATAGTTTTCGCCGGATGAAAAAACGTGGTGATGATGCTCGCTGTTCGCGAAGTGCTCGCGGAGCTTATTGAGGGATTGATTTAGAATTGTCATATACGTTGCGTGCTTTGTTTTGTTTCCCGCGTGTGAGATGCGCGACCCCTTTTTTGGTTTATCTAATCCAATGTATAGAGTTTTTCTCAGCGAAGCTGGCAAGTTGGTTGCGATTCCATGCCTTGACGAATGGCGCATGCGTGCTTAGTACCATTTCTTTGACCTTAGAGGAGATACCAAAGTCTGATTCACGAATGAACCCCACAGAGCATGGGTTAGCGGTTCCGTTTATTAATTCATAAGCAATTGTATTGCCTTCCGGGCATGGGAAGTCCTGTCCGCTCGTCATTTCACAGACGAGGTTGATAGCTTTAATTTCCAAGTCGGGGCAACGGGAGACGATTTCCAGCATGTTGTTTTGCTCGCCTTGTGGCAAAGAGAGACAACGGTTTACGGGGTAAAAGGCTCCAATCGCGCCACGTTTCCGGGCGGAAAAAGCGAATAGATAAGGGGCTAGATCTTGATTTTGCATGCGTTGAATAGAGTCCGGGGATGTTTACCGGACTCATGGCAAGGCATGAATGCAATGTGTGATAAGCTCTCCTATCCTTTGAGCTAATGGGGTGAGCGCGACTGGCACCATGAACGCGGATTATCTAACTGGGATAATAGAGCACAAAGCGGACACATTGGCAAGCACAAAGCGGACAGTTTGAAAAAAGAGTTGAGAAAAGAGGGCTTTAGCGGGATTAAATGCCGATTATGGCGAACACTCCGGTTTTAACAGACGAACAATGGGCAGAGGCACGGCGATGTGCTGAAATGGGCATGACGCTCAAAGAAGTGGCGGAAGATTTCGGCATTGAATATGAGGCAGTAAAAAAGAAAGCCCAAAGGGAAAATTGGTTAACCGTTTTCAAGCTGGAAAGAATGCTGGCGGAGACAAAAGAGAAAGAGGCTAAACTTTCAGAAAATAGTGAAAAGTCCCCGAAAGTCCTCGATAGCTCTCTTTCTTCTTCTGGCAGCATAGAAAAGCGCCTCCTTGCCTTCCATACTGCCAACAAATTAGGACTCGCCAGGGCAGCAGGAAAGGGCATAGAAACCGCATTAGAGCTGATGGACTCCGGCGAGATAAAGCCAGCCA